TGTGGCTGTACCGATTATAGGGACAGTACCGCACCACATGCTGAGATTAAAATCATCAGCCGCAGAGCGGTACCACTGATACGTATCGGTGGAGGATGAGTTATTGTCTTGTGCCATGATAGTGACCATTAGCCAATTAGCTCCTTGAAGAAGCGTGGGCTGAACGCTCCAATATGTAGCGTCGTAGGTGTTGACAAGCTGAAGGCACGTAGGTCTAGCGACCATACGATTGTAACTCGGAACCTGAACATTTATAAATCCATCAACAGAAGTGTTGACGGGAATAAACGTCGGGTTGTTTGGAACATTATTTATATTGTACTCCGAAACATCCTGAGGCGTAGTCAATGTTGGAAGGACATCCATAAAGACATGCGAAATAGGATTTGTGGTAGTAGGAGAGAAGGGTTGCGCTGTAATGCGAACACCTCCAGAAGACAATGCATAACACATAGAAAATTTGGTGAACATATCAGTATGATATGCTCCTCTATAAATATTCGCAGTGTTTGTTCCAAATTGCATTGCGGGATTCAAAGTATACGGAAAAATCTGTAAAGCTGTACCCGCAGAAGCACGGGGAATCCCATTGGTGGGTAGAGAGAACTGAACTCTCTTCAAAAGTTGTCTTACTGACTCGACTTTTTCTCCAATAGCCACAGAAGATGGCACAATGGAGGAACTGTCAGATCCCATGTCAGCACATTTGAAGAGTGAGTATCCACTCTGGGTTGTTGCGGGCAAAAATACATCGTAAGCTTCGCCCATTGGTACGGCAAACTCCAAGTCTGGAGCACCAGCAACCTCAATCAAAATTGCTATGCTATTAGAAACACTCGTTGGGGCAATGAGTGGGTCTAAAACATGAACAAATAAATTTCCAGGATTGTATTGGTAGTTGGTGTACTGATATAAATCAGAACTTACGTACGGAATGCAGATCTCAAACTCAGACACTGTACGAATATCTATAATCTCACGATGAAGATAAATCGTTTGGTCAAGGGTTGGAGTGATGCCGCCTGTTTCTTGCTGAGCGTAAGGAGCAAAGGAGACAACAATTCTGCCGCTGTGGAACTCTGTTTTGACAAGCTTGAATCTAAACTTAAGTCCACCACGCCAGTATCTAAAACTACCAGCCAAAAATTGAACTGGAGTAGTAGAGTACCCAACTGGTAAACTTGAATAGTAAAGAGTAGGACTTGAGCCAAGAGTTGTGAGAAGGTCACCCGCACTGTTAGAAGAACTCCAACTTACGGTCTGATAGTAGGCAAACTGTTGCTTGATGAAATCAATGGACATTTCGTCAACCATAGTTGCACCAGCTCCAGAGAAAACATTGACCTCATTGGTACTTATTAAACCCAAAGGATGGGCTGCTGAAGCACCGTCAGAGTTCGCTGCATAAACGAGACCTGAACGTGTAACACGAGCTGGTAAATTCAAGACAATCGGTTTTGAAAAACCAAGAGCTTTGGCAGATCGAGCCAAAATTTCGGTTGCCCACGAAAGTGGGGCAGCAAGTGAACTGAGAAGAGGGATCTCACTCAGTATACCTGAAGCTCTTGAAACCTTTGAAAGGGTACCAGAAACGGGACCAACACCAGCGGCTTTTTGTTCTTGGGAAGTCACAGAGTAACCTGACTGAACAACAGTTGCGCCAGTAAGCTCAACATTATCAAAGTTTGCCCACAGTGTATAAGGAACAGAAGTGGGTCCACTGCCAGCAACCAAAGCCGAGTAAGCATAAAGAAAAGATTCTCCAGCACTCGCATAGGAAGTGGTAGTAGACAATTGGTAGTGAGTTTTCGCAGAACTGTAAGGTATGCGAAGTTGAACCGTTGTTTGTGTTGCAAGATCGATTTCAACATGGGGAAGTTGAGTAATATGCATCAAATTGCATGCATGAGCTCTGAAAAACGCATTAAAAGGAGGTGTATTGACAGGTGCACCTCCAGAAGGACAAAATGCGAGAATGTATCTTCCTTGTTGGAATCTTGCGGCATTGACAGTGAGAGTTAAGACAATATCAGCTCTCATCAATTGAACTCCCAAGATTTTATTGTAAATAACAGGGTTGAGAGTGTTACTGATAATATCTGATGGGAGGAATAAAGTTTGAAAAATGCCGGCATCAGAAGTTAGAAAAGAGCCTGATCTTGCTCTAACTGGCTTCTTGAGAAAGTCAATAATATCTTGAGAACCATCCTGAGCCACAGACTTATACAAGGGTGTAAGCATTGAAGCGAGCATGTTTCTTGTCGATGAAAGGACACTAGTATCATTGACAAAATTTGTAGTGCCTTGTTGCTGCGACATAGTCGTAGCTGTCTGGTTGGAGCCAGACGCCTCCGATACGTTGTGCGTACCGTCCGAAATTGTATTTTCAGTAAGCTGTGTATTTAATGAAGAAGATAGCTCAATCTAAATCACGTAGTTGGGTGCTCTGGATAATGATGGGGCTGCCATCCTCCCATCCTGAGCAGTAAGCCTGAATAGGCAAGGAACCTTATGCGCGAACACAATACATTGAGAACCAACAATTTTTCCTGTAAAGTGAGCAAGCAAGTCCATAAGGCTCGCACTTGAGACGTAGCTTATTGCAGTGCCAATAAGTATAATACATTAGAGTCCGTCAAATTCTAATGGGATTTGTCTAACCATGTTTTCCAAGACATGGGTTCTTAGGGCGACACGAGGCGACTAAACTCGTGGGCCCGTGCTTCACTTAGAGTACACCATCACTCTTGGCCACGATATCTCTGAGAGTATCATAGTCAGTAGTTTCTGGCGTCCATCCAGAGTCAAGATCCACATGGAAACGAAGGAGTTTTTGGAGTCCTTCCAAGTAAACTTGTTTTCCATGAAGAGTGAGTTCTCTGAGAGCACAACTTGCATTGGCACATGCAATATTCATCCTGTCCTTTTTCTTCGTCCAACAAGTCATTTCAAAAACAACTTGGATGTCGAGAGGCATGTGCCAAACATTCTCAAAATGATCGTGTGGTCTGAAAGACCTTTTCAGAAAGGTAACTTCCCATAATGTTCTGAGGGAATCTGAATGGTCTGTCTTTTTGTCATTTGTGTATGTCAGACCGAGCTCTTTCATGAACTCGGAAACTTTCGATTCAGTAAAGACATTTTCAAGTCGTTCAGTGACAGCGTAAAGATTATCATCCCCAAGAACAATGAGGTAGACATTCTTTTGAAAGAAGGGCAACATTGACAAATCATTGTCGTGAGTTCTCAACCAACAGTATCTGAAAGCAAGTTGGTTGTAAAGACAATTGATGACAGTCGTGAGAGGATGACCACTGGGAAGACTTGTATTCCATTCTTGAACGTGGTCTTTCCACATGTGTATGGAATTTGACACAGTTTTCCAAAGCGTTTTTCGGATCTCTCTGTCAGCAGGATCACAATCTCCATACCAACGCTCAATGAGTTGGTAAAGAAGTTCATGAATCTCTGAAGCTTCAGAACGATCAAATCCGGTGTAGTCTCCAGCCCCGAATCTGTGAGCCTCTGGAGAACCGGCCTTTTCAAGCAGGCTCAAAACGAGAGCATTCACATCGGAACTGTAAGGGTTCACACCCATTGCACACCCATTGCGGATTTTGTTACTGTTCAAGAACTCCATGAATGCACCAAAGTACATTCTGAAAGCGACAGTGCAATGTAAGGGCGAGGCACTGATCAATCTTGAATTTTTG